AAATTTCGAGAAGTTATTCTGCACACTGGCACCGTTGCCGAAGTTGGTTGCGAAAGTTGGAAATGGCACGCCAGTAAACAATAGAGGATCAGCTCCAATTGGTACCTCACATTTGAAGTACGCATAACCAGGCACTGGGGCGCTCAAAATATAGGTATCAGTGTTTGGTGTGAACACGATCCCCGTAGTTGAACAATCCTTAATGCCCAATGTACGACCATGGAACTTATCTGGTATACCCATTCCTGGGTCAACTGAAAAGTCCGGCGATGCAAAGGCACATTTTAGGAACGCTTGGCCGGCTGGACTACACATTGAGTATAAGTCCACCCCAGTTCTTCTGCTCCTCCGGTTGATTTTCGGCACCGGTCCGGTCCTCTGACTCGCTGGTCCTCTTGGAACTAACGCTCTATTGCTTACTGGCAGTTGCAGGGCTCGGTTCGCCCGCTTTTGCTTCCTCGCTCTCCTTCTCTTTGTCATCCTCTCACAGGGGAATTATGAAACCGGACGGCAGTCGCTCTCCTAAGATTATTACTGGATCGCTTGCCGGCCTCATAATGTCCATATTTTCGAGTGCCATCTGCTGATCTGGCGTCAAACCCCACGCGCACTCGTAACTGCGTCGGGTAACGTCTTTCACACCTACCTCTTTGATATTCCATGGCTTCACCTTCATCCGCTTCGCCTCATAATGACGGTCCGTCTCAATGTACTTCCCTGCACCGAACTTAATCAACTTCCAGCCTATAGCTTGCATAATAGGCATACCATAATTAAGCGCCACCTCACACATTCCGACACTTTTGACATGTCTAGGGATGTGATTAAGCGCCTTCCTATTGGTCACCCATGGCATACGAGCTAGCGCTCGATACGGGTTTCGTGTAAAGTGCCACGACACCCCATCAAACACTGGCCGACATTGACAAAATTCTATGCGTTCTAACTCCGTCACAATATCTAATTTGGTTGACATGCCAAATTTTTCAAAAGAATCAAAGTCGCAATGTTTCAAGTCTGCTCTTTCGACTATGACAACACTGTCATCCCCATCAATGTAGAATGCCGCCTTCACCTTTCGCGTATAATACCTCAACATCCCATAATTAATGACGGAATTACCCAGCCCAATATTTTGGTCACCAATCATACGTGTCCCCTTAGTTTTATAAGTCAACCCCGTATGTGTGACGCCTTTGTTCACAATTTGCATTCGCAATAATCGCGTCAGCAACTTGGAACTTCGATACCAGCGCTTGTAATACTCATGTTCCTCTTTTAAATGGCCTACCTGCACATGACAATCAAATTTAGAATGGTCCAAACACAACGCAACAGGGTTCGTGAAGCTCTCCCATTTCTCAACTATATCTGCAGCTCGCTCGTCGAGGTTCCTACTTTTAGCAAAAACCCTCGTTCCTGTAACGTCTCGGAGGTTATACGTCCTCTCCTC